TCACCGTGAAGGTGCTGATGCCGTCGCGCAGCAGCAGGTCGCGCTCGGTGTCGGTGAAGCGGGCGGCCACCGGCGGCGGCTGGATGCCGACCAGCGGGATGGAGCGCAGCTGGCGCGCCGGGTCGTTCAGCAGGAAGAAGGTGGCCCGCCCCGCCAGCGCCGCCGCCCACATCCAGCGCGGCGTCGGCCCGCCGTTGAACCCGATCTCCGAGATGAAGCGGCTGTTGCGCGCGTTCCCCCAGGTCGAGAGGTTCGAGAAGCTGTCGCTGCGCGCGGCCCAGACATGGCAGTCGAGGCGCGTCATCGCGTTCCAGCGCCGGTCGAGCTCGGCCGGCAGTGTCGCCATCATCGTGGTGCTGAGCTCGGGGAAGACCACATCCGTCCACCACGCGGTGGCGAGGGTGGTGGTCAGCACCGGGACATAGCTGGCCTCGCCGGTGCCGCCCGCGAAGGCCGTGTTCGCCACGGTGAGGCCCGCGGGCAGCGGCACGCCCGGGTCAGGCGAGTGGGAGAGCGGCAGGCCGTTGCCGATGGTGCCGAACTGCTTGGCCGTGAGCGTGACCACGCCGGCCGTGTTGGCCGCCGCGACGGGCAGGTTCGGGTTCGCCGCGATGGCGGCCACCAGGCGCGCGGCGATCGCCGTCACGGTGTCGCCGGCGGCGACGGGGATGGAGACGCGCGTGCCGGCGATCAGCGCCGTGAAGCTGCCCGAGCCGGTGACGGTGCCGGTGAAGGTGATGGTGGCCGTGGCGCGCGCACCGGCCGGCTCATCCACCAGCAGCAGCGAGACGTCGCCCGTGTTGTTGTTCGCCAGGAAGGCGGCGGCCATCTGGTGGGCGATGCCACCCGGCCCGCCCCAGGCGATCGCCTCCTCGAGGCGCGTGAGGCGCAGCGGCGTGTTCAGCGCGCCCGTGCCGGCCGTGATCCCGGTGCCGGCGGTCAGGCGCGGCGCCACGATGAGGGTGCGCGCGGGATAGGGCACAAGGCCCTGGCGGCGGCGGTCGGGCCGGGTCTCGACCAGCACGCCCGGGACGCGCCAGTCGAGCGGGATTTCCTCGAAGCTGATGGTGCTGCCGGACATCAGGCCTTCTCCTTGCGGGCCGGCGTGCTGACCGGCGCTTCATCGGCGATCACCAGGTCGCCCTCGGCGAGGCGGCGCTCGATGTAGTGGCAGCGCGCCACCGCCATCCCCTCGGGGGGGATGGGCGTGCCGTCGGCCGCGCGGAGGCGCAGCCCCTCACGCGGCTTCACGAAGACGAGGTTCATTCGGGTCTCTCCCAGGTCTCGGCCGCCGCCTCGGTCGGCCCGTCGAAGGTCCAGGTGCTGGCGAGGCGCAGCAGCGCGTCCGGCTCCTCGGCCGTGAACAGCGCCTCGGTGCGCAGCGTCAGCGCGGCGCAGGCGGCGTCGGCGTCCTGCCATTCCAGGCCACCCGTGCTCTCGCCCTGGCGCAGCTCCAGCGTGCCGGCGCCGCTGTGGCGATCGCCACCCACCGTCCAGCCATGCAGGCCGATGACGGCGGCGTGCACCATCTGCGCGAGGCCAGGCGCCAGGCTGTCCCCCAACAGCCTGGCGCGGTGCTTCGGGTTGCGCGTCAGCAGGTAGAGGCCCCAGGTGATGTCGGCGTGCAGCTGGCGGCTGCTGGGCTTCGCCTCGATGTTCAGCCAGCACAGCCCGATGAAGGGCGCGCGGTGGCTGGCCAGCTTGCCGAGCATGGCCGGCGTCAGCGGCGCGGGCAGCAGCTCGTGCTGGAACTTCGCCGGCGGGAAGATGGCCTGCAGGCGCTGCGACAGGAAGGTGGCGGTGGTGTGCAGCGGCCCCTGGGCCGCCGCGGCATCGGCCGGGGTCACGGAAGCCCCCCGCTGAACAGGCGCTCGCGGTCCTGGACGCGGGCGGCCGAGGAGACACCGGCGGGCGTGGCGTCGAGCTTGCCGTCGGCCGAGCCGACGTCGCTGAGCCAGGCCAGAACGGCATCGCGCTCCCGGCGCATCTCGTCGGTGGGGGTCTTGTCCCCGCCCTGCGCCAGGTCGAAGCGCGCGAGGATGCAGCAGGCCCGCACCACCTCGCGCGGAACAGGGTCGAGCGGCAGCAGGTAGCGCTGGCGCAGATAGCTCTCGATCAGGCCGGTCGCGTCGAGCAGCGCCGTCTCGACGCGGGCCTGCACCGGCGCCTGCGGCAGGGTGTCGCCGGTCGCGGAGAGGCGGATCATCTCCGCCTCCCCGAACCGGGCCACCATGTCGGCGAGCGTCGCGTACATGCGGCCTCAGCCGCCCTTGCCGGGCTTGGCGGGCAGTTCCTCGGCGGCCCCGCAGGCCAGCAGCTCCGGCAGCAGCTCGGCACGGATCTCGGCGGTCTTGCCGGGCTCGATGCGCCTGCCGTCCACCTCGATGCGCAGCAGCGCCTTGATCCTGGCCGGCGCCTCGCGCGGCTGCTTTGCGGTCTCGCTCATGATCAGGCCACCGCGTTCTGCCAGTAATAGGCCGAGGCGTTGGCGGAGATGACCTCCAGCACACTCTCGCCCACGCGCACGACGCGCGCGCCGCGAAGGCCCTTGCGCGGCTCATCCATCGCGCCGGCGATCCGCTCGCCGAACTGCGCGGTGAAGCCGAAGGTGGGCTGGTCCGCGTCCGCCGCGTCCTCGCTGACGTAGAGGGCTGCGCAGTGGCGGCCCCACACGCGCTGGATGTTCGCGGGCTGGCCGCGCCGGGCCGTGTTCACGAAGCCGGCGCCGACCACGACCTCACGGATCTCCAGCAGGGCGGCGAGCTGCTCGCGCATGATGGCGCCGCCGGTCTGCGAGGTGCCGTAGACGGCCTGGATCACGCGCGGGTGCTGGCGCAGCTTCGTCCAGGTGGCCTGGCCGAGCACCAGCACATTCGGCCGCATGATCGGCACGTCGAGGCCGGTCAGCAGCGCGTCGAGCGGGTTGGAGTTGGTGAAGTCGCTCCACTGGCTGGTGCCGGAGAGCGTGGTTTGGTTCCCGGCCGGATAGGTCGCCGTGTTGAAGACCAGGTTCGCCACGCGGACCTCGCGGTCCAGCATGATCAGGCTGGTGAGGAGCGAGGTGGCCTTCGCCTCGGGCGAGACCGGGCCGCCGCTGGCGGGCCTGGGCATCGCCTCCCAGGCCTGGATGTCATCGACGGGCAGGGCGTCTTCGAGGCCGTAGTCGAGGCACTCGCCGTTCACCAGCGTCCCGCTGAAGTCGATCTGCGTCGGCTCGCCCTTGCGGCCCACGAGGGTGTTCGGGACGGTGAAGGCCTCGGCGGCGGGATAGACCGTGTAGCGGAACTGCTTCCCGCCCTTCTGGATGCGCGGGAGCACGCGGTCCGCGATCAGGTCGATGTCGCGGTTGCGATAGCCGATGGCGATCGCGGAAAGCTCGGGATTGACGGGCCAGGGGCTCGTGGGCATCGCGGTTCCTCCTCAGCCCTGCAGGCTGTGCGGCGAGATCAGCATGCGGACGATGTCGCCCGCCGCCTGGGCGGCATCGACCGCGATGCCGATGATCGAGTTGTTGACGCCGGCGTTCGGCGCGGCGGCCACGGCGCGGCCCTGCCCGTCGCTCGTCAGGCGCGCACCAACAGCGAAGGCGGCACCCGCCTCCACGAAGCACATGCCGGCCATCACGATGTCGCAGCGCTCGCCCGAGAGCGGCGCGGCGTCGTCGTTGACGCCGATGAGGGCGTCGCCCACGGCCGAGGCCTGGACCACCGTGTCGGCGGCGGACATGCGGACGATCCGGAAGGCGGCAATCGCGCCGCCCGCCAGGAAGTTCTTGTGCAGAAGCGGGTTGCTCATCGGTCCCTCCTCAGGCCGGCTGCTTCGCGCGGACGCGGCTCACCGCCTCCGCGAAGCTGATGCTGCGACCGGCCTTGGCCTCGCTGTCCTGGAGGTCCTGGGCTTGGCGCGCGATCGAGCTGGCGTCCCCGCCCGGCGCCTCGGCCGGCGGCGCGGCGATGCCGCCCGCGTTGATCGCGGGCATCGCATGGATCTCCTTCTCGACGGACGCCGCGTCCTGCGCGTGGCGGGCGATGTAGTGGTCGCGCAGCGCCTTGGGGATCGGCTTGCCGGCGCGGATCGCCTCGTCCACGAAGCGCTCCGCGCGCTCGCGCGCCTGCCTGGCGCGGTCGCTGGCGAGCTGCGACTGCAGGCTCACCAGCTCCTCGCGCAGCTTCGCCACATCCCCTGCATCCTGGCGCTGGGCCTGGATCGCCTTCACGAGGGACGAGGCGTCCTGGCCGGGTTGGAGGCCCGCGGCGGCGGCGATGCTGTTGAGGGCGGTGGCGTGGCGCGCGGCCGCCTCCTGGGCCGCGCGGCACGCGTTGAGGGCCGCGGCGGCGTCCGCATCGGCTGGCAGGCCGTGCAGCGCCCGCAGCTCGGCGAGCAGATCCATGGTGTCGAGGTCCTCGTGGTGAAGTGTGGCGAGCTGCGGGAGGTTCGGGACGTTCGTCAGGCCGGCCCGCAGCAGGGCCCCGACCTGGCCGTTCTTCGCGTGGGTGAAGACGGGGCTGATGCCGCGATAGGCGCGCTCGGCGAGCAACTGCCGGCCCGAAGGCGTCCACTCGACGCGGCCCCAGATGCCATCGGCGCGCGACTGCAGCTCCGTGATCCAGCCGCGCGCGGGCGCGGCCTGGCCCGCCGGTGCGGCGAGGTCCGTCGCGTGGTTTTCGTCGAGGACGAGCGGCAGGCGCGAGGCGGCGATGACGCGGGCCGCGTCCCCCAGCCGATAGGGGCCGCGGCCGTCCTGCCCGCGGAACTCCCCGGCGGGGATCAGGTGCACCCACTCGGGCGCCGCGGTGGCGGCGTCCGGCAGGGCAGCGTGGATCGAGGCGATGTGTCGCGTCATGCGGCGAGACCATCGCGCGCGCGCGGCCTGCCTGTTCACACCCGCAGATGCGGGGGTCAGCCCCTTCCTAGAACCTGCATCAGGCGCGTCTCGGTGACGTCGAGGATGGTCTCCTCGTCACGCCGCGAGAGGCCGAGGTAGGGGCGCGCGGGGATGGTGACCTCCTTCGCCGCGCCCCACACGCGCCCCCGCGCGGTGCGGAACAGCAGGACCTTCGCGGTGCGCGGGCGGATGGTGGCGCCGAACTGGTGCGCGGCCGCGTAGATCCGGGCGGAGCCGATCACCACCGAGCGGTCGTCGCTGTCCATGGTGAGGCTGCCCTGCAGGCCGCCGCGCATGCCGGCGCCGCGCAGGATGCCGGGGCCACGCTTCACCGCCAGGTAGAAGGGCTGCAGCGGCGCCCAGGCCGAGCCGTCCGGCGCGCGCTCCTCATCGAAGCGATCCTGGGTGTTGCGCAGCAGCCCGGTGCCGATGGCGCGCAGCAGCCCGGCCGGGCGGCCCGTGACGGCTTCGAGGGTGCGAAGCGCCTGAAGGGTGCGGCCAGGCTCGAACCGGACGGTGAGGGTGGCGGCCATCAGGCCAGGCCCTCGACCTCCGCCAGGTGCGCGAGGCGGCCGTGGCGCTCGAACCCGAGCTTCGTCGCCTGCAGCTCCGCGTGGAGCGCGCGCAGCGCCTCATCCGGCAGCGCCTCGATGCGCCGGCGCGTGGCCTCGTGGCGGACGTCGCGGAGGATCTCGGCCAGGAGCTGATCGCGGGACATGAGCCTATTCTAGCTCCGCCGCCTCGTTCGTGTCATCGAGAAGCAGCAGCACCACGCGGCTCGCCGTGCGCTCGATGAGCTGGAACCGCGCGCCGCGGCGGATCAGCACCTCCGCCTGCGGAAAGCGGTACTCCGGGAAGGGATGGATGTAGGCGACGCCGCGCGTGCCGGCCTTGACCAGGATTTCCACCTGCACGCCGCTGCGATCGAAGCGGGCCGCCAAGGCGCTGACCGCGCTGGTCGAGAGGAAGCCCCGCCTTCGGATGACCGCGCCTTCGGCCGAACGAGCGAGGCGAGCCGCCTCCGCGGGGCCAATCCCGCGGAACAATCGAAGGTCGATCGGCGCCACGGCGCGCGCCAGGGCCGTGTCCAGCTCGCGCACCAGCTCGACCGGTGCCAGCGCTGCCTGGCGCGGCGCGCGCAGGAACCGGTTGATGACGATCCCCATCACGCCCTTGTAGTCGCCGAGCGCCGCCTCCTCCCCCTGGGAGAGGCCGCGGCCCCAGGGCGTGTAGGGGGCGAGCAGGCTGCGCTCCGCCTCGGCGGCGCTGGAGATGGTGAGGGGGGCGGGAAGGTCTCGGCGCGCCGGCACGGCGGCGGGCAGGGCCGGCGCGGGCGGCGGCCAGCCCGGCGGCGGGCGCAGCACCGCGTCGGAGGGGATCACGTTCTGGTAGCCGCGCTGCGCCTCGCCCGGGTTGTGCCCGAAGCCCGGGTCGATGCCCTCGGGGATCATCACGGTGCGGCCATCGCTGCGCGTGTAGGGCCGCAGCCGGACCGGCGGGGCACGGTCAGGGCCGAGCTTGCCCTGCCGCGCCAGATCCCGCGCCGAGAGCGGACGCACACGGCAGCCGCAGCGCCAGCCATTCGGCGGGTAGTGGGTGCGCCACCACGGATCATCCGCACGCAGCGTCAGCCCGTTCCAGGCGAGGTGCTGCAGGCGCGGGTGCTCGGCGCCGCTGTGCAC